AACAAAAGATGATGCTGTAAAGAAAGATGATACTGACGAAGAGATTGAAAAAGTAGATAATTATGAATGTTATAGAAGGAATAAGATAGATCCAATATTATTATTAGATCTACCATTAAATAATATGAAAGTGAAAGATTTATTTAAGTTTGAATATAAATGGAACCCATATACAGGAGAAAGATTATCTGAAAAGGATGAATGTGGTCCTTTATATTTTGATCCAAATTCTTTAATTCATTATTTTTATATTAATCGACTTAATAATTTATGGATACCTGAATCGTATATAGGAAATGATTATATTCAAGGTCATCACGGAGATGCGTTAGGGAAATTCCCGAATTTTGAAATAGTAGGTAGGGGTGAACATCCTGAATGGTATTTATTTAGATTACCTATAATTGATTGTTATTTAATGAAAGATCATTTTTTACAATCTGTTACGATGGGTCCAATTTTAACGAATGCGGAAATTAAACAAATTTATAGTTTATCTAAAAGATATAAAAAATTTTATAAAGATACATTTGGTTATCATAGGCCAAATATTATACGTATGAAAGAATTATATGATGATGCAGTGAATCCATGTGATATGATTCATACTTTATATAATAATATAGATACTGTTTCTGAACATGAAATGGAACAAATTAAATTTCAAATGAATTCAGATGCAGTTAAAACATTAATTTCATTTTAAATTACTAATTGTTCAATTAATGTTCCTTCTTCATGAACTTTTAATACTAAAAACATACTCGTATCTGGCACATTTACTTTTAATTGCGATACCATTCTATTAATTATAGATTGACTAACAGATTGATTCCATCCAATATAAACATTATTATTATTTAATATTTCAATTGCTTGTGTATTTAACTTATATCTACCATATGATAGTTCTAGTTTACTTTTGAAACATTCAATAATATACGATTTATAGTATTTTTTTGAAGTAACCAATCCCAGAAATTTACAAAAATCCATATTATAATAATTCCCTTTATATTCCGTATTCTTATATTCGGTGTTATATGAACTCATTTTATAATATTTTATAATTAAAATATTATAAAGTGATTTTATCAATTTTTTTACTTTTATATAGACTACTTAAATAATAAGTGTACTTATATTATTACCTTTATCTATATTTAACATTTTCATATTATCATGTATTATACACGAATTAACTATTTCTTTTAATGCACATAAACTAAAACCATTCTCAATTTGATTTTTCCAATATCCTGAAGTATGAAAAAAATGATAATTATAATTATGATCACTATCTTTAGGATATTTAAATTTAATAACATCTAATAATTGTTTATTTAAAATAAACTTTCCATCTAAATTTCTCCAGCTTTTTGAATTATCTGTAATATAATTAATCATATCAGTCTCACTATAATTCATATCATTTTTTAAATTTAAAAAGTTTAAAAAGATGTTATCAAAAGAATATTTAATTTTATGATATTCCATTTTATATTATATAAAATAAAATAATATTTCTTTAACTAATATTTTAAGATATTGTATATATTAAAGGTTTAAGAAATATTTATGCTATTGGCTTGAATACTTCAAATAAATTACGTTTCATTATATCATCAATAATACTATTATTCTCAATAAGATTAAATTCACTTCTCTCGATCGCATCATTATCTTCAATGTATTCAGAATTCATAACATAATCTACATCTAATAATAAACCACATAATCCTGTACCTCCAGAAATTACTCTACCAGCCATGATTCTTGAAGATACACTTCTCATATGATCTATTTCTCCAAACATTGCTGCTCTTGTTAATTGTTCGATTGGCATTTCAAATGATGCTCTTGATAATGGATCAGTATCTAACTTATTAATTCCATGTCTATCAATTGATGTAAATGTTCCTATATTTGTCATTACATCTACTAAGATTGACAAATGATGATAATTCACATTGAGAGCACAATATACTTGATAATATTCTTTAAGTAATGCACTTCTTGCTGCTTCAATTCCTAAATATTTATATATCTGATTTACTTCATTGCAATATGTTCTATTTAAATCAATGCCATCAATATAACGAACATCTTGTAGGTTAATTCCTTTTGTAAAAATAACCATCTCGGATGATTCTTCAAATACATTATCATCATTTTCAAATGTTATTAATCGACTGTTTGTATCTATGTCAGTGCTAATAATATCATCAATTCCTTTCAACTTGAAATTATCTATTATCCACTCATTTATTTCTAATAATAATTCTAAATTAAAATTAATAATATCAAATCTAATATGAATAGTAGGTTCTTCACTATTGTCATAATTTGATAATATACATGATCCAATAACTGATGTTAAAATCTTTTTATCGGTTCGCTTTATTCCTTTAGCTTCACCTAAAAAGTTTTTAAAAAATTTGATATAACTTGTCTTGATCTCTAATGCATTTACATTCTTTTCTATCAACTTGTTTCTATCTAATTTAATTCTCATTAACCATGGCATACTTTCATATTTCTTGGTACTCGATTTTAAATTCACAAAAAATGGATTACTTACTTTATCAATATCAGTATATCCTCCACTTGCATCTGTGTTTACATCATAAATCATTTCATAACTAATAATCAAATCTTTAATTGTAGTATATTGAATACTAGCCGCAATAACATTCACCTTATCCTTATTATTTCTAATATTCTTATCCAAATAAATATTCATTACAGGTGTCTTAATATTACTTGTTGCTCTCATTAACTCATCTACACGTGGAACACCTTCCATCGCCTGAGATCCACTACCTGTGGCATGAAAAGTATTTAAAGTTAATTGAGTATTAGGCTCTCCAATATGTTGTGCTGCCAAACAACCAACCATTTCTCCTGCCTCGACTTGGGATTTTTTAAAATCTAAAATAATCAACTCAATAATTCTATCAAATTTATACTTTGTTAACTTGTTCTCGAATATAAGCTTTTTCGGACACAAATATTCATATAAGTAATATTTTAGTAATTGTTTAGATCTTTCTTCATCAATACGTTTAATGGATTGTTTGTCTTTTATTTGATCTTTATTAAAAGCGATAATTTGACTTACTTCTGGTTGTAAAACATAATCAATTTTATCTAATATATATTTAGGAGATAACGCCTCGCCTGTATCTTTATCTCTAATAGTAATAATTTCATCATTAATAATACGTGGTAAATTTACTGGAAAATGATATTCAGTCTGCAATGTCTTGTAATTTAAGTTAATTGAACGTTGAGTAATTCTCATTAAATTTCTATATTTCAGTAATTCCTTAATATAACAGTCATTTGATTGACGAATAATCTCGACATTTTCTTTTGTTATTTTTGCAATAGTCTTAATTTCGGAGTCGCTTAAACTAAACTTTAATTTAATCTCCTTATCACCCATATCCATTGTATCCATATTTACCTTCTTTTGTCTAGTCTGATCCAGATTGAGATCACTATATATATACTGTAAAATTATATTATTACCAGTCCTTACAGTTCCATCATATTTCAATCCAACATCTTCAAGACCTTTCATTAATTTTCTTGACAAATAACCTGTTTCTGCAGTTTTAATTGCAGTATCAATTAATCCTTCTCTACCAGTCATATGATGAAAGAAAAATTCAGCTGGAGATAATCCATCTAAATATGAATGTTCAATATACCCTCTCGCTAAAGGAGTATCATCATTCTGATGAAAATGGGGTAATGCTCTATTATTTACTTCTTTTTGAATTCTTCTTTTCTTGAAAATATCTTGTCCTAATGATCCCATAATCTGGGCAATATTCACTGGTTTACCTTTAGAACCAGAATTTGCCATAATAAAGAAGTTATTATCATCATTTAAATCGGCCATTACTAATTGTTGTATATCACCTTTTTGAGCTGATAAATTACTCTGAATACTTTGCTCAAATATTTCAGCATCTAATAATTCTGGATTATTCTCAATTTCAGTAATTAAATGATTAATTTCTAATTTCTTTTTCTCTAATTCAGAAATAATCTTAGTCTTAACGGCAGGTGTTATATAACAGTCCTTCAGTCCAACTGAAAAACCCTCATATAATATCCAATTTACATTTATTCGTTGAATATCAGTAATATAATCGGCAGTAATTGTTGGACCATGTCTATCCCAACAATCACTAATGATCTGTTTATTACCCTTCGACTTAACCTGTCCTTTAATAATATCACCATTTTTAATTATAATTGAAGTCTCTAAGTTAATTCCTGAAGGAATTATCAAATTATACATCTCTGTACCAGTATATGTCTTGCCTTTATCTATTCTCAATTTTGAAATATCTATTCCAAGAGCATAAATTGCAATGTTCATCAAATCGTGCCAATCTACGCGCGCAGTAGGAGATGTCATTTTATAAGTTCCTAATACTGAATCCTGTACAGGAGCAATAATAGGTTCACTATCCTTTGGAGATATAATTAATTTATTAATATCAGCAATCATTGCTAATTCTGTTTGTGTTTGTATACTCTGTGGAGCAAACAAATTCATTTCATCTCCATCGAAATCTGCATTATACGGAGTTGTTACATTTACATTTAATCTAAATGTATTGAATCGATCATCATCGATAATTTTGGCTCTATGACACATCATACTAAGCTTGTGGAGCGACGGTTGACGATTAAATAATACAGGATCTCCATTATATAAATGTCTCTCAACTATATCTCCATATTTTAATCTAATAGTTTTTTTTCTATATCTTAAATCAAATTCTCTTACATTAGAACTATCTAATGAACTACCTTGAATTACATAATTCGCACCTGGATAAATATTACGTCCATTTCTAATTAGCTTCGTCAATTTTTCTATATTATAAGCAGTTACTACTTCTGGAAATGTTATTTCCATCGCAATTTTTCTTGGAATACCCAATTCATTTAATTTTAAATTGGGATCTGATGTAATTACAGAACGTGCAGAAAAATTTACACGTTTGCCCATTAGATTACCTCTAATTCTTCCTTTTTTTGATTTAATTCGTTCAGAAATACTTTTAAACTTTTTACCACCTACCTTTTGTTCACATTGTAGAATTGACGTCTTGTCATTATCAAAATATGTAATCATATGATATTGTAACCAATTTTCTAGATCATTACCATATTTATCAGATACGCCATTTACTAATTCCTTATCCTTTTGAGTTCGTAATTTCTCATTTGTCTTAATAATATCTGCTAACTTATGTGTTAAATCATCCTCATATGTTGCAGATGCAAGATAATCAGCCCTCAATGATGGACGAATTGCAACAGGAGGAATTGGGAAATTTGTAATTAAAAAATCCTCGGGCCTAAATAGAGATGGATTAAAACCCAATAATCTAAAATCCTCATCACTTACATTTCTTAAAATTTTATATACATCTCTTGCACCTAAAAATTCTTTAATTGGTTTTCCCTCTTGTACTTCTCCTTCTTCATTAACAAGATTTGTTAAACTTGTTTCAGCAATTAAATATAATGCACCTGACGTTTTCTTTTTCTCCTCTCTTATTTTTGGCACTGGAATACCAACATCACTTATAGTTATGCCCATGCATAGTTTTTTAATTTCACTAAATCTTTTTTTACCTTTATAAGCTCGGACAATTCGATTTAATTCTTCTGGATTTTTATGTGCCAACAGTCTTGAACTTCTCAAACATATACATGATAAAATACCCTTAATTTGTTGAAAAAATCCAAAATGAAACATTGGTACTACTAATTTAGTATGACCAAAATGGCCCACACAATCTTTATTACCAAGTCCACAATATGCACAATCTAAATTTGAATCAGTGATACCTAAACGAGTATCAACTAGCCCACCTCTTTTTGGTTCGGAGTTCTCATAGGATTCAGGAAGATTAATACCATTTGGATCCTTAATTACACTCGAATGATCTTTAATATCCTCATTAGTATATACACTAAATTGGATCTGGCTTATATGATGCAATTCTTCATCATATCCGGACATTACTGTTATATATTATAGTAATATTTAAGTATTTTAACTAAAGAAATATCAATATTTTTTTATATAGTTAATATATAAAAAAACGGGTTATTTTCTATTTAAATGATATTTTCATTAGTTAATTTAAAATATCATCAAATTTTGTGGTTGATAAAATTTTTATATTTTTATCAACACCCATAAAATATTTTATATGCAATTTACTCGAGTCACGTAATTTTATTTTTTTATATAAAATTAATAACATTTGCAATGGCACATTTTCATGAATATTAAATATATTCTCTTTAATAATATTTAAATCATATTTATAATTTAAATCATTGTATTCTATACTTTTTATTATTTTTTTACAATACAAAGATTTCGACGTACCTTCATAATAATTCATCAGCTTGTTATTTTTTATATAATATAATTTATTACCATATTTTTTCTTTTTTAAATATTCTCCAACTAATAACAAATCTAAACAAAATATTATTAATGATACATCTATAACGTCAATACCATCATAATAATAATATATTTTTGGTTTTATACATAAAATATATTTATATACTAAAAGAAATATACTTAACATATTCTATTTAAAAAATATTCTTTTATTTGTTTATTTGTTATTTAAATAAATACATATATTTAAGTATTAAAAAATGGATAGAATTAAACGATATATATATTCTTCAAAACAATCAAATGAAGCCAGTGAAGCAAATGAAGCAAATGAAGAAAGTGATTCGAATGAATCAGATGAATCAAATGCATCTTCATCAGAATTTTATGATTCAGATGATTTTGAATGTAAAGAAGAAGATAATTTAGAACCAGAATTAAATGATGAAATTTCAAAATATAAATTTCATAGTAATTGGTCAATATGGTATCATCATCAAAAAAATAATTGGAAATTAGATAGTTATAAACAAATTTTTATTATGGATAATATTAGAGATTTTTGGAATTTTAATAATAATTTAAATATTATTGGAGGAATAAATACACAACACTATTTTATGATGCGTAATGATATTACACCAATATGGGAAGATGATAATAATAAAAATGGAGGATGTTGGTCCATTAAGATACCAGTAGAAAAATCATATGAATTGTGGATCAAGTTATCAATGTATATTGTCGGAGAATCTTTAACAAATGATGAATTATTAGTTAATGGAATATCTATATGTGCAAAAAATACTACTACAAGTGTAGTCAAAATTTGGATTAACGATAATAAAAAATGTTCTATTAAGAGCCTACCTATTAACATATTAAATGAATATGGATTTAATATAATTTATAAGTCGCATATTCCTGAGTATTAATATCATCATTATACATATCTTTATTAGCATAACTATTTTCTAATAAATGTACATTCTTATCTGTTTTTAACATTTTACCTAATAAAAACGAAGTTAATGAAAATCCCAAGACGGTCATCAATCTACCTGATTTATTATTATATATTATAAATACTTCTAATAATAACGTTGAAATAAATAAAATTATTAAACTCTCACCATAGTATTTTCCTAAATAAAATGAACTCACTATAGTGAAAATATTTAATATATCTAATATACCACTATCAAACACTAATTCTGAAGAAAATATATTATTTAAAAATTTATTTATATAACCCAAATCTAATTGAAAGAATTTCATTTCATCTAAGTTCGTTTCATAAAACAAACGTAAAGATAATGTAATTAAATGTACCCATAAAATTATATAATTTGATATTAATGACGGTTTCATTATATATATATATATTAGCTTAATAAAATAAATTGAATTTTTATTAAACTAGTTTTAAAAAACTATTATGTTAAATGGGTAATTATATCGGCATTATATGTTGTCTTTATAGAAAAACTAATGAAACACCTCTTTATAAATTAACTGGAAATTATAAAGCAAAAATTGTAGATGTATACGACGGAGACACGGTTACAATCATTATCTTTAACAAATTGGGATTTGAAAAACATAAACTTAGATTATATGGCATAGATACTCCTGAAATGAAACCACCATTAAGTGACCCAAATAGAGATAAAGTTAAAGAAAAGGCAATCGCTTCTAAAAATAAATTATCAGAACTTATATTAAATAAAATAGTAAATATCGACCTAATGGGAACTGAAAAATATGGACGCCTTCTTGGTGTTATTTATATTACAAAATATTGTTCAAAGACGAACATTAATCAATATATGGTCGATAATGGGTATGCATATGAATATTTCGGCGGAACCAAACAATCTAGCTAATTTTTATATATCAAAATATATCAAAATATATTAATCCTCATCATCGTCGTCATCGTCATCGTCATATTCTAAACTTCCTGGATCTGTTTTACTTGATAAACATAAGTAAATTGTTCCCAATGATGCTACAAAATAACGTATTACCAACGGATAATCATTTTTCATAAAAATATCAACATTTGCACATAAATTAGTACATTTACAAAATGTATTTAAATATCTTAAATCATAATTCCCTTGAAAAATTAATTCTGGATTCTCAGTCACAATTGTAACTCCATTATCTGATTCTCCTATTTCTATCTCATCTCCAACAGTTTCACCTAATGTATTTAAAATTAACTTTTTCTCTATACTTTTTACTTCTACTATATCTCCTAATGAATTTAAATCTCTAATAATTTTATTGAAAAATGGTGACGGCATATTTATAACCGTATTAAACTTCGTGGGAGGAATTTCAATTTCATATTCATCTATATCAAACAAATTTAATCGTTTTGTTGATATAAAATTATTTTGTTTATTTTCAAACTTAATTCCTAATTTATTTTCATCTTCATCGTCTACAAAAAGTGTAATGGTGTCATTATTATTCATCGTCTTCATTACCTTAAATAATAAGGAAGTATTAATACCTGCTACAAATTTATCTTTTGCACAAAAGAAATAATCAAAATTTGCAGCATCTAATTTTAAATGTAACAATACATTATTTGACATCGCCATCGTGATTGCACTAATTCCTCCGGTTTTAATTGTATTACCTTCGTCATCTTCATAACTATCTTGCTTAGTGAAAACTAAGTTAATGTCTGGAACTAAATCTTTTAAGGCTTCACTTAATATTTTCATAACATTTGCCTGAACAGTCTTAACTTCGACAATCCGCATATTAATAATATAGAATTAATTAATCTTTAAATTGATTAAATTTCAATTTAAACGCATATTAAAAACATATAAAATGTAGAAATTTTATATGTTTTTATATATATATATAATGCCCGAATACATTCTTGTTAATCCAGTTATTGGAGGTAGTTTAAAAACTAGTTTTTCTGGCAAAAATAATCTAGAAGCCGCAAATAAAGCGTATGTCGCCGTATCCGAATACTTTAATAATAATGTTCCTGAATTTTATTTTACATTACAGGAATCTAAATCAAATAAAACAATTATTGGTGGAGGAAAAGCATCCGATTATAAACATTATCTTGTTAAAGAAAGAAAGAAAAATAATCAAGTTAATTATAGAATTACTGAACACAAAGTAGATTCTAATACTAAATTATTTAATAAATTCCGCGCGGAAGTTAAAAAAGTATCTGGAAAGGCACTCGCAGGTGGACACAAAAAACATTCATATGATGATGACTCTGATATTTTAGACGATGATTCGGATGATATGTATTTCCCCCGTATGAAAACTAGTAATGTATTATCCAGCCCTATTTCTACTTGGTGGTATGACCCTTATGTTTTTAGAATTAATAAATACTACGCACCTACTTTTGTTAACCCATTAACTCCTTACTTGTATTATCCAGTATATACTGATCTTGTTTGGCCTTAAAGTTAACTTAAAAATATTATTTATATTTTTAATTTAAATCATCTTCTATACTGTCGACACTATTCCAATTTTCCTCTTCTATACTGGACACACTATTTAAATCATTATCTTCTATACTATCGACACTATTTAAATCATTATCTTCTATACTATCGACACTATTCCAGTTATCTTCTTCATTTAATATATTATTGGATGAGTATTTATGTTTTAGATATCCTATGTATATTATCATTCCAAAAGACAATGCTTTCTCAAAAATAATAGGTAAAAAGTATAATATATTATGTACATTACTAAATAACATACTAATTGATATTGTTATTGATATTCCATTCAATAAAATCTCTCCCTGAATATAATGTACAGATATATCATCTACGCTTTCTCGACGGTTTATATGAAGACATAATGGTATATACTTTAATGGATGTAATATAGAAACTATTATATTTATGATTATAATTAATGGTATCATTTGCAAGTAACTGTAATATCATCATATAATTATAATAAACTTATACATTTTTCAATCAATTATAATCACATTTATAATCTATACTATATCTTTCATCATCNGTTGTTTCCAATACTAAACCCTTATTAAATGAATTTGTTAATCTATACACATATCCATAAAATTTCGGATTCTTATTTAACTCAAATATTTTATTTACAATAAATTTCCATTCTATCGGATTCTGTGTTGATTCTATTTTTACTTTATCTATAAATTTACCATCCTTATATACATTCAAAAATGTATAATATGAATGTCCATTAAATAATGTATTTACTTGTTTTATCGATTTATAAAATACCGGATCCATCTCTTTATCATTCTCCTCTACAAAAAATACACCATTTATAGTATCTATTACAATACTATTTATCGTATCCAGTTCATTCCCAATTATCTTACCTATTCTACTAATATATGTATCTGTTGGTAATAATCTATGTTTCTCGCCACCAACTTGCTCGTATAAATCCTCTATATTGCCAACTTTTCCTTCTCTTTTTAAGAATTCATATAATTTTGGCTTTAAATTTACAACCCATACATTATCTCCCTGAATTTCATTATAATCTAACATCAATGTACCCATTGGAACTCCACCATGGAATTCATAACTAATGTCCATCACCTCATAATCTTTATCTAACTTTGATATATATTTTTTTACAGCCTTTTCATCTATTGTCTTATTCGCTCTTATATATGTATCATATGCCCACTCACCATTTCGTGACACCATTATCTTTTCCATATACATTATTAAACCCTTATCATCGTCGTCTACTTTAAATTTATTAATAAAATGTTCTATTTTAGGTTTAGAACCAATATAAGTTTTTTTCTTAATATCATTATTTACTAATGTATTATCTAATGGACTAAAATCGTCTTCCATATATTATATTCCATATAATAACTTATCGAATATACGAATATATTTATTATAAATTTTCTTTACTTTTAATATTTTATTCTTTTTATATATATTTTCTATTTTATAATTGTCTTTTATTATGCGTATTGGTCTAAAATCAGTATTAGAGAAATGCAATATATAAATTTTATTATCCTTTAAATATTCTTTCCATTTATATTTTTTTACCAAATTATGGTAAAAATTATACATTATTGGTAAATTATAAATATATTTATAACTTAATAAAAATAATGTTTCATTTGGAAATTTACATTTATTATTTATTATGTCCTTCATAATAACTAACATCGTATTATATACTTTCAAAGATGGCTCTATTAAGATTACACCACCATTTGTTATTGTACCTTCATCACATGTTTTTAATATTGTTTCCTTATCCATTTTATATTTTATATTTTTTGTTATTTTATCAATATCAATATTACTATATAATATTATTGATGGCGTATTTAATAAAAATATATCATCTATTGATTTAGTAATTAATAGATCAGATTCAAGTACACATACTTTATTATATTCTATTAATTTATTCACAAATAATATATTACATGTTCGAAGTGTATTGAAATGATTATAATATGAATTAAATTTTATATTATATGTTATACCATCGTCATTGTATGGAATAACATGAGTGCATAACAATTTAAATATTTTTAAATATTTAATTGGGGTATCGTTTATTGAATATAAATATACTATATCAAGTTTTGTATATTTCCTTAAATTTAATAAAAGATATATTTCTAATTCTATATATTTAATATTATCTCCAAAATGAATGATTGCATATGCATTCTTTTTAGACATTATATATTTATTTATAAAACAATTTCATTCTTTAATGATTTAATTTCATCCAATGACAATCCTGCACTTAATAGTTTGTCTACCACACTCTGTTCAGTTGATTCCTCTAATGGAATATCATTTAATATATTCATTATATTTTTACCATATTTTTCGATTCTTTTTTCGCCCAAGCCATCTATTTTACTTAGATCTTTTATGCTGTTTATTCTAATATTTAATAATGCTTCTATCGTTTTATTTGGGAATACTTGGTATGATTTACATCCTTCAGATGTTGCCTTATTTTTACGGAATTCTTTTAATTTCTCTTCAAGTTTATTATTACTTTTTTTTAATGGATCAATCTTCTCTTCTACTTGTATATTGAATATTTTATCAGTGATATCTTCTAAATTCATATTTATCCATTCTGAACCTTTATTCGTTAGTTTAATTACAGAACCAAATGACTTTTCTAATTTCTCTTCTATTAAATAATTATTCATTATTAAAAATCGGATTATTTCTTTTATAATATCTTTTTTAACATGTTTTAATTTACCATATGTTGGCATTTTTCTAATTAAATCGGTCATTTTCTTTGATTCTGCGCCATATAATATATCACATAACATTGCCGATCCAAAACTATGTTTTAACTTTTTTACTGTCTTCAAAACATAATAACTATCATTTGTTATATCTGTCTTGACCTCTATCTTATTTGATAAACAACAGTCACAGTGACCACAGTCTTCGATCTGTTCGTCAAAATAATTTGTTATAAATGCCATTCTACATCCAACATGATTTACAAATTTCTCCATTTCTAATATACGCTTCATCTGCTTCTTTTTAAACACCGTATCTTCAATACTATTTAAAAAACTCTTATTCATATTAAAATCACCACTACTCCAATATAAATATATATTACTTGTTAATCCATCTCTACCAGCTCTACCAATTTCTTGATAGAATGATTCCATATCTTTCGATATTCCATAATTAACAATTAATCTAATATTTGGAATATCAACGCCCATTCCAAATGCGATTGTCGCAATTATTATCTTTACTTTACCATTTGTAAACTTCTCTTGAACAGTGTTTCTTGCTTTATTTGACTTTCCCGCATGATAACTCTTCGCTTTTATATCATGTTTTTTAAATTTTAAAACAAAATCATCCGTTTCATCTTTTGTTTTACAATATATAATGGACCGTTCATCGCCCTTTAATGTCTTCACTAACTCCAATATCTCCTTAAAATCACAATCTTTATTATACTTTCTGGACACATTTATATTTAAATTTGTTCTATGAAAACTTGATTTTACAATTAAAGGCTCTTTTAATAATAATGTCTTTTTTATATCATCTATTATTTTTGGAGTAGCAGTCGCTGTTAATGCTAATATTGGAACATTTTCAGTCCATTCTTTTATTACATTTAATTCTTTATATTCAGGTCTAAATTCGCCCCAGGTACTGATACAATGACTTTCATCTACGGCAATTAACGAAATTAATTCTTTATTTGAAAGATTTTTTATAAACTCCTCACATGTAAAAAAATATTCTGGTGACATATATACAATACCACTCTTACCACTTAGAATATCGTTTTTATCAAATCCCTTATTCAAATTATTACTATTTAAACAATATACTGGAATATCGAGTTCTTTTAATTTATTATATTGATCTTCCATTAAGGAAATTAATGGTGAAATAACAATTACTGTTTTTTTTGTTATTAAAAATGGTAACTGATAACATATACTCTTACCAAAACCGGTTGCTAAAATACCAATAGTATCCTTGCCATTTAATAAATTATTTATAATATCCTGCTGTTCATCCTTTATTTTATCATAGCCAAAATATTGTTTTAATATTTTATTCATTTAATGTTTAATATAAAGATATTCTTAACTTAGTTTCAAATTATCAATTTTAAATAATTTAAATCCATCCTGTCTTATACCCTATTAATTCCTCTAACTTTAATATGTCTTCTTTGAAATAATCCATTAACTCATTATATTTCTTTTCACCTAATTTATCATTATATACACCTATTCTTTCTTTTGTTTTCTCTATATTTTGATGCGTTACACCTATAAAATCATATACCATTTTATAATATTTATCTTCATNCTCAAACATCTTCTCGGAAATTATTATTAATACATTACTCCTCTGAAAATATTTAAATAATTCTATTAATTGTTTATAATATAATCCTCTTTGCAAAAAATGATATTCTGCTGTATGAAATGAATCATTCTCACCAATTCTATAATCTAATTCTTCTTGTATCGCATCATCAAATGATTTATTATATGGTGTTGGATTTGTATAAATCATATTCCAATGACTATATGCTCTATTTACTGGATTTCTTAACAATACTATCATTTTTATATAAGGTACAAACTTTTGTAAATGAATATAATTATGAGTCAAATATAATAATTCTGGACTTTTAAATCCAACAGTTTTATTATAATCTAACATTTTTACTGATTCATGTATTGTATTTCTACCCAAATGTAAATCAAATATATGATCCTCCTCTTTTGACATACTAATTTCTTTATGATTCCTTAAATTTAATAATAAAGACGTAGTCCCACCTTTTTGAGTACCAATTATTCCAAAATCAAAATATCTATATTTGTTTTTAACTATATTTATTATACTTAATTTAGATTTACTAATCTCTACCATCTTATTATTTAATTTTTTGATATTATCTACATTTTTATATTTATTAAAATAGTCCAAATTATCAATATAAGTTACAATCTTCCCATTCGTATTTAACATATTCCAACACATCTGTTTGTCTATATCTTTTAAATTCTTTCTACACAGAATTATTATATCAAAATAAGGAGGATTAAATATTTTACCTTCATAAATCATATATATATCCTTATTTGTAGTCATATAATCATCATTAAATTTAACTATCTTGTCCATATTATATATTATTAATCTTCTAGACATATATATTAACTTTATTTTATTTATCTAAAAATAAATTATCAATATTTAATAATTTAATTCCATCCAGTTTTATAACCTAATAATTCCTCCAGTTTTGTAATATCTTTCTTGAAAAATTCCATTAATTCATTATATTTCGCTTCACCCAATTTATCCTTATATACACCTATTCTTTCTTTTGTCTTCTCTATATTTTGAGATCGTATACCTATGAAATCATATATCATATTGTAATATTTATCATTATCCTCAAACATCTTTTCAGAAATTATTATTAATACATTACTCCTCTGAAAATATTTAAATAACTCAATCAATTGTTCATAATATAATCCTTTTTGCAAAAAATGATATTGAGATGTATTAAATGAACGTATTTCACCTATTCTATATTTTAGTTCTTCTTTTATTGCATCCTCAAATGATGTATTATATGACTCTAATTTGTTTGTATAACGCATATTCCAATGACTATATGCCCTATTAACTGGATTTCTTAATAAAATTATCAATTTTATCGAAGGTCCAAACTTTTGCAAATGAATATAATTATGGGTCAAATATAATAATCCAGGATTTTTAAATCCTACCGTTTTATTATTATCCAACTTTTTTACAGAATCCATTACTCTATTTTTACCCAATCCTAAATCAAATATATGATCCTCCTCTTTTGATAGACTAACTTCTTTATGATTTCTTAAATTTAATAATAATGAAGTAGTACCACTTTTTTGAGTTCCTATTATTCCAAAATCAAAAAATCTATATTTATATTTAATTATATTCATTATATTTAATCCCGATTTAGTAATCTCTACCATTTTATTACTTAATTTTTTAACATTATCTACATTTTTATATCTATTAAAGAAATCTAAATTGTTATTATAAGTCACTAACTTTCCATTTGTATTTAACATATTCCAACACATCTGTTTCTCTGTATCTATTAAATTCTTTTTACATAAAATTATCATATCAAAATAAGGAGGATTAAAGATTTTACCATCATAAATCATATAAATGTTATAATTTGTTGTCATATAATTCTCATTCGTTTTTACTACTTTATTATCCTCATATATTATTAATCTCCTAGACATATATATATATACTTTATATTTATTCTATTTTATTTAATAACCAAAGATAATAAGAACTATTCTCTTTGAAAAAGGTCTTGAATGTATCTACTGTAAACTCATCTAACTTATCTAAGATCTCCGATTGACATATATTATCCAAATAAGGTACAATTACAGCCTCATAAATATTTTCTAACATTTCATCTACGTTATTTAACATCTTAATATAATCAATCTCCTCTTCATATATTTCTTCCATATCTTCCATTTCTAAATCATCGTAATAATCACTCATATTTATTTAATAAAACATAATATATTCTTAAATATCTATTTCTTTCTACTTTTATTATAACTAAATTCATAAAATTTATTTCGTAACATTTTATTAATTAATAAATTGTTATCATTATCTACATAATTATTTATTATACAATGATCTATCATTTGATTAAATAACATATTCGCATGATAACGCGGAGTCTTCGGATTTAAAAATTGATGAAATATATTATCGCCGTCCTTATATGTTTGTACTAATTTAGATTCCAATATCATTTTTTTATTATACCCTTTATCATCAGAATCTACATTATGTGACTTTATTCTTTTACTAAATTCTATTAATTCTTCTATCTTTTTATTATCATTTAATTTTACATTCTTATCATTATATTTATAATAATTTGACAATACATTATTTCTCAATCTATATCTTGGCGGATCTGATGAATCAAATTCATTATCTAACCATTTTGATATTCTTTCATTTTTTCCTGCCATTTTTATATATATAAAAATTAATCTTTAAATATCTTGATTATCTGCTGCCTTTTTCTTTTGTTTACCTCTATTTTTTGTTCTTTTTAAATTTACTCTTTCAGTTGTTGGTCTATTATCCATTATATATTTTGTCATTTCCATTGCTTTACTTGTATTTTGTGTCATATCCAATAATGCAGTCTGAATCATTTCCTGTTTTAAACCCCCTTTCGTATTTGATTTATTTCTTCTTAATTTCCCATCAGATATATCAATTACATTCTCATTTACTTTATCCATATATTCTAAAATAAATACTTCGAACTCCTTGCGCTCATCTTTTAATTCCTTTATTTCTGCCATTTTTTTACGAATGTCGTCATCTATTGTTACCCAGCTTTTTACTACTTCTACAAATTCTTCAGTTACCTCCTCTGGTATTTGTGCTTCTTCATCTGAATTACTCATTACTTAAATATATAAAATAACTTTTATATATTTATTTATTTATTTATTTATTTATTTACTTATTTAAATAAAATTATTTATTCCATCATATTTTTAATATTGAAATCTGGTTCAATAGTGGATTGTTGCCATGGAGATACTGTGAATTTAGGACATGTTGGGGCAGCTCTTAGATCATATGAAGGATTCTTCAAAGATTGACCTACAGTATTAACACCTATAATGTAACGATCAGTTACTACTAAATTATTATCATCTACATTAACTTGTGCATTAGAAAAATCAGTTTCAAACCAATCATTATTTACTTCTTTTGGTAATAATTCACCAGAGTTAAATTTTAATTTATTATCATCGTTTTCTTTCATTAATTTTTGCATATTTTGGGCTGTCACACTTGTATTATTATCTTTGATATTTGCATTATTTCCTTGTGATAAATCATTTGGTTCAACATCGACCTTTAATACAGAATCTATCATATCATCCTCGTTTAATTCGGCAGCAACTTCTGCAGCACCTGAATCTACGTTTTCAAGTGCTTCTTGGTCAACTACCTCTTCTATATCACCTTCTTGGGGCTCGAGATCTTCCATTTGGATATCCTCGTCTAAACCTTCTATTTCACCTTCATTCGAGATTTCATCTTTTGAATTTAACATATAGGTAATTACTACAGCTAATAGTAAGACTAACAATAACTTGACATTGCTATTAAAAAACATCTTATAGTAATATTAGAGATAATTATTTTATTTTTTAAATTAAAAAATAAAATATAAACTATCCTAAAAATTATAAAAAACTATATATTATTAGTTGAAATTCTATTTATATGAATATACAATCCAAAAGTATCTTTATATATCCAGATTCCTGAAATTTCTACTTCTAAATTATATTTTTTACATTTTACAATTTCAAAAACTGAAATTTCATTATTATTTATATTATATTTTGTTATTACCATATTTTTATTACTTTTTAGATGAGCCTTGCATAATAAATTATATTTTGGCTTTTTATGAAATACTGATTTCAATTCTAAATCATTATTCTCTATCAAATCACCCAAATTAGACTCCAACTCACGAACTAATTTAATAAACTCAGTCGATTTATCGACTTCAAAATTTATTAAATAATTTGTATTATATGTTTCCAATCCAAATGGTAAATAACATTCCTTCAAATTTATTACCAAATTTTTATATTCTTCTCCCTCTTTTATATTAATTTGGTAAAAATTCTTCTTACCCTCTTTTATTATAATATTTTCAATCATTACTATTTAATGATTATATTTTTTTAAATTATTTTTGCACTTCGCATCATTATATTCGATTTACCGACAATTATTTGTTTTTAGTAATATTTATCATGAATCAAAATAGATGTTTTTGTGATCTATTTAAACTATTTAAATAATAGTAAGTTTATGGTCCTAAAAAGTGTAAATTAATAAAGTTGGAATTTTTTATTTTAAAAAAACGAAAATGAATTTGAAATA